CTCAAACTTCTTGGCCTCTATGCCAAGGCTTTTAAGGAGCTGAGTATAGATAATTAGCTGAAAATACTTATCTTCAATGTAATTCTTTTTCGGTGTTTTGCCTGTTTTGTAATCAGAAACTTTTGCGGTATCACCATCTAGATGTAGACGGTCTATGAATCCATGAAGTTTGATTCCGGATATCTCGCCTTCCACATGCTCTTCAATACCCCATGGCTCAACCTCTTGCGGCTGCTCCAGCATCCAGAGGTTTTCAACACACCACCAAGCAGACCACCTAAAGAGACGCAGTTCTTTTTCCCCACGGATTAACGTGGTAACTTCTGCTTCCCATTTTGCAGCCCATAAATCTCGCGCCAGTTGGCGAGCGGTTTCTTGGGTTCTTTGTTCGGAAGGAAGAGCGTACATTGTTTCTAGGATTTCATGAACAAAGTTGCCAAGCATTGTTGCTTCTGTCGGAGAATCCCTAAGTCCATCAATCTTGCTGTACTTAAACTTCATAGGACATTGCTGGAATGTAGATATTGAAGAAGGGGAAAGCAGTTCTGGGGCCTGCATGAGCCCGTCTTGGTCAGTTGTCATCTGTTTTTGCAACAAGAGTTGCACCAAACGATAAACGCATTGCCTCAACAACGAGGGTGTCAATGTCTTCTTCAGTTACGGTTGCGCGAGTTGGCTTTGCTTTTCCATTTGAATGACTGGTCCAAAAAGCGTTCAATGAGTCTTTTTGCTCTTGCGTCAGTGTTTTTGCAACTGAAACAAAGTTGGTCCATTTTTCATCAATCTCTGATGGTGCTTCTGCCTGTGGCGCTGGCATAGACGATGCGTATTCGGCGTCTAAGGCGTCTGCAGAGCGTGCGAGGTATAGGCCGACACCCAATAGCTGAGCAGCCTTTTTAAGAGCATCAGAGACAGCACCTTTAAAGTCGTTTCCGAGGTCAAGTGGCTTATTGTCTTTCTTCTGACGCTTCACTGAGGAACCACCGAAACCGTGCTTAATGACGGTTAAATCACCTATGGTGGCAGTTAACGATACGTGAGCAACAATCTCATCCGTATCTACATCGTCACGGCGAACGGAAACGATTTCAAACGACCAGTTGTCAACGCCCAAAACTTTGTTAAGACGATTAATGACTTCACTTATCGGAAGATAGATGAGCGAAATTCCACCCTTGATTCTTGTGCGTTCCATTTCTTCCGAGAAAGGCTCTGCTAAAAGACGCGAAATGTTTTCAGAGTTATTGATATTGATAGACGACACGTAGGTCTCCTTGTTTAGTTAATTATGTTTATGTATTTTTAGGTTTGCGAACGATAATGCTTGTTTTAAGTTCGCCAGTCTCACTGAAGTTATCAGCATTTAGACCAATTTTGTTTAGCTCTTTAATTCTCCAGTACGAAGGAGCACAGTAGGAAAGCATTTCCTCTGCTATTTCTTTTGGAGACTTTGTTACTTCTCCGGTATCCATGTCGATAGACATTTTTACAAGACGTTCTGCGACGGCCGAGCCAAGCTCCAAGTGCTTCCAGCCTTTTCTGTCGTAGGCTGATTTTTTCTCAATAGTAGTACCGTCAGAGAGGGACAAGATTTCTACTGAACCCATGATTTCAGACAGAGCGTGTGCAAAGGAATCATAGACGAGCGCCACGTCTTTTTTTAAAAGATTCAACTCTGCGAGTCCTTGGCCGGCATCTTCAGGTGAAGGCTCCCCCGATATAAATAAAGATAATTCTTTGTCAAGGTTGACCAAAGAAGAGCGGAGCTCTTGGATTTTTTCCAAGCTCATTACTAGTACCTCATTTAAGTTTAGATAGGTGATTTACTAGATGAGTATAGAAGCTCGTTTGCGTTGTGGCAACCCCAGGCCGGTTAGATACGTAAATGCTCCAACTGCAGAGTCTATTTGGTCGTCATGGTTTGAGGCTTCCGGGAATGAAGAAAATTCATCCAACCAATCTGTCAACCACGAAGCACGAACTAGTCTCACGTTCCCGTTTGAAGCGGCAGCAGCAAAAGGTCTAGCTCTCGTGACTTTGTCCCCTGTTGGACGCATTGCCCCGAAGTCGTACCCAGGAATCACGTATCTGGCGTACTGGTCAACCAAGGCCTTGCCTGAAGAACCGGGCTCCTGCTCCATTCTGATGGCAACACCAAAACCGTCTTCTTCTGCCGTCTTGGCGATGAGTTGCTCCACCTTTTCACCCCTGACTCTGGCCTTTTTTACGTCAAGAACATAGGCCACGCCGCCGTCAAACATCATGAGAGTTCCTACGGTCCAGTCAGGGTCCGGATATCCAGCATGTGGCTCCGTTGCGGCAAGGTCCCAGAACCGAACCACCCTGGCCGAGTTGGTTATGACGGGTATCTCTTCTGGGTCAATAACAAGAAAGGCCTCGCGCTGAAAGAGGCTACCAAGGGTCGTTGACCACCAGTCTCCTTCTTCTAGGCGTCGTCTTTCAACAGGGTCCAGCTCTGAAAGGGCCTGACGGTACGAAACGGCGTCAATTCCAGGGTTATCCTTAAGCGTAGATGGCACGAATACGCGCCCGGTCTCTTTGCCTTCCACGATAAACCTCTGTCGCACCCAGTTGGGGGCTGGGTTGGATGCAGCCCTCATTCTTAGTGGAACCTGAGATATTGGACCGCTGGCAGGTCGACGAAGACGGGAGAAGAGGTATCTATAGTCAGATTCTCTAATTTCGGTAACTTCGTCCATTCCTATGAACTGGAATTCCGAACCCTTGTATCGCAGGTAGTCGTTTACGTTGTTTAGGTAACCGAAGGAGATACGAGCCCCAGATGGGAAGGTGGCAACGAAAGTATTGTTGTTCCAGTGAACGTCATCATAGTTGCTCATCCACGCCCTGAATCGGTCCATCAAGGCTCCAGGCAAGGAAAGGTCAGCAAACGTTCTACGACAGAGAAGGGCTGAATAGCCAGGAACGTCTACATACTGCAGTGCCGCCATCAGAAGGGCTGAGGACTTTCCTCCTCCGGCCGCACCTCCAAATAATGCCTCTATAGAATTGGTTCTTAAAAATACTTTTTGGTTAATAGAGGGTTCTTCTGGACAGAATGGTGGCAGCTTTGGGCTCAGGTACTCAAGTACTTCATCCCAGTTAGATTTTGTAGCCATGAGATATATATTGACCAATCAATTAAAGCCCTTAGTGCATTTGGGGCAATTTGTGCGCTACTGTATGTTACATGCCCCCAGCGTCATCGAACACAAAGACCAGAAGAGCCAAGCTAATAAAAAGAGTAAAAACAAAAGGCTCTAGCTTTGTAAGAATTATTAAAGCGCCATTTGTATTCGCCGCTAGACAAGTCAATAGACCAAGGTCCGCAAATGTACTGATGTTTTGCTTTATACTGTTTACTAGTATTGGAGCAGGAATGATATTCATGCCTGCCGGTTGGGTGGTTGCCGGTGTCGGCTGTGGAATTTTTGGCTTTCTTTTGGGACTTGAGTAGGTAATAGATGGGCTGGAATGCGCCTCAAAACAAAGGCTTGGGCTCACAATCAAGCAAAAATCTAGGATACGGAGCCCCCATATCCATGAACCCGTCCCTCGCTGGGAAGGCGTATCGTGACTCTTGGGACATAGAGCGCGCTTACCGCGAAGGCATGTCTAAAATCACTTGGGTCAATAGGTGTATTGACGCAATCTCGGGAAACCAAGCGCGCTTGCCGATGATTTTAAGAAAAGACAATTCAAAACATGGCGAAATTATCAAGGGGCGCGAAGCAAATCGTAATCCCCTGCTGGAGATTTTAAATAATAAAGCCAATGTCGGAGAAAACTCTTTTATTTTTAGATACAGGCTTTCTGCTCAGCTCATGCTGGGTACTCGTGGAGCTTTTATAGAAAAGATACGTGGACGTGATGGTGGAATCATTGGGCTCAACCTTCTTCCACCTCAGTCAACAGCACCAATACCAGACCCTAAAACGTTTGTTTCCGGCTACGAAGTGCAAATGCCTTATGGTGAGAAAATAATACTCAAGCCAGAAGATGTTTGCTGGGTTAGACGCCCTCACCCTATCGACCCTTACCTATCGCTTACGCCTCTTGAGGCAGCAGGTGTGGCCATAGAAATCGAAAACCTCGCCAAGATTTACAACAGAAACTACCTTCTTAACGACGGACGTCCGGGTGGACTTTTAGTTGTTAGGGGTGAAATTGATGAAGACGATAAAGAAGAACTGCGTAACAGATTCAGAGGAAACCTAGCAAGGGCTGGACACACTACGGTCATTGCGGCAGACGACGGAGTTGACTTTGTTGACACTTCTGCAAACCCACGTGATGCTGCCTACGTCCAGATGCGACAGATAACTAAAGAAGAAATACTTTCTGCAGTTGGTGTTCCTGAGTCTGTTATT